ATATGCAATTTACTTGGATCACCTTAACCTGCCTACTTTTGGGATTGGCCATTTGGTGCTTGATTCTGATCCAGAATATGGACAACCTGTAGGCACACCTGTCAGTGAAGAGCGTGTTAACAGTTGTTTTGACAGTGATATACAAGGAACTATAACAGATTGTAAGAATTTATTTGACAATTTTGATGACTTGCCAGAAGAGGCACAGTTAATTTTATGTAATATGATGTACAATTTGGGGTACACAAGACTAAGTAAATTTAGTAAACTTAGAGCAAGTATATCAATTATGGATTTTACTGAGAGTGCAAATCAAATGTATGACTCGAAATGGAGAACACAAGTGCCTAACAGAGCAGAGCGTTTAATTAACAGAATGAAAGCATTAGGAGCGTAATATGTTATCAGCAATACTTAGTTTAGCAGCGCCAGCGGTACTTGGTCCATTAGGAATGTCACCTATGATAGCCAGCGCTATAGGCGGTGGATTAGGATCTTTATTGCAAGGCGGTAAAACAGAGGATGTGATTAGAGGTGCAGCATTAGGTGGTTTAGGTGGTTACTTAGGCGGCAAAATAGGAGGCACATTTGATACTGGCGCTGGTACGCAGCTTGGTGCAAGTGAGTTAGCTGGTGGCGCAACTAATGTAATACCAAATAATATGAGTTATGCTGATCTAGTAGCTCAAACTGGCGGCCCTGCTACAGCAGGTGCTGGTGCTGGTTTTGGGGCAGCATTGACAAGACCAGAAGCTATAGGCGCTGGTTTAGGCGGATTAGCTGCAGATTCTATGATGATGCCAAAATATAGAGAAGAAGAAGAAGAAAAAGAATATCCAAGAGGTATGCCTATTAAGAATACATCTGTTTTCCCAGAGTTTGGATATGACGCTGGTAAAATGGGTGAATTTAATTACAGAATCCCAAGAAACTTTGCAGAGGGCGGTGAAGTTGAGGCTATGGATGCAGGTATTGGTGGCATGATGAAAGATGGAATGAATGATAAAGAGTTAATTAGTAGTGCTATTGATGTAATACAAGGTGAGATTGATGACCCAGATAAACAGCAAGTTATATTAGGTCAGTTTGTAGCTCAGTTTGGTCAAGATGCATTACAAGATTTGATAACCAGAGTGCAATCAGGAGATATACCAGCTCAATCACAAGAAGGAGATGGCATGGTAAGAGGTGCTGGTGATGGTATGGCTGATATGATTCCTGCTTCAATGGAAGGAGATCAAGATGTATTACTTTCTGATGGTGAGTTTGTTGTGCCTGCTGACGTTGTTAGTGGCCTCGGAAACGGCTCCTCAGATGCAGGCGCTAATAAATTAGAAGATATGATGGATAGAGTTAGAGAGTTAAGAACTGGTGGTAAGAAACAGCCACCTGCGATACCTGATGAGATGATGTTGCCTGCATGATATGCACAGCAGTGCCTCGTGAGGCGATAGATATAGTTTGGGGTGATGTAAGCGGAATGCTTAACAAAGCCATACAAACAAGCGCAGGTAAGTATCACATTGATGATATTTATCAACATTTAAATGAAGGATATTATAATCTTTGGTTAATTATTGATAATAAGAAAGATAAAAAGGTGATAGCAGCAATAACTACTAGAATAATAGAGTATCCAAGCAAAAAAGCTATGGCTATGGATTGGATAGGTGGCAGGCGAATGATGGAGTGGCTGCCTATCGCTATGGAAAGATTAACAAGTTTTGCAAAAGATTGCGGCTGCACTCATTTAGAAGGCTACGGAAGAAAAGCGTGGTCTAAGATTTTAAAAAAATATAATTGGAATCCTGAATATATAGCATACAGAATGGAGATTAAAAATGGGTAAAGGTGGTGGATCAAGGCCTCAACAGCCTACAGAACAAAATATAGTACAAAGCTCATTGCCAAAATATTTTGAGCCATATGCTATAGATATGATTAAAAGGGCTGAGGCTGAGTCTAAAAGAGAATATATTCCGTATGAAGGTCAAAGATTAGCAGATGAAAACGAAGATACAGCTAGATCAAGAGAAATAGCAAGAGGCGTTGCGGAAGGTGGCATACCCGGGTTAACTCAAGCAACATCTGGAACAGTTGCTGGTATGGGTAGAGCTTTGCAGGGCTTAGACTTTGCATCACAAGATTTTGATTCTGCTCAAGCGCAAAAATATATGTCACCTTATATACAAAACGTATTAGACGTTCAAAAACAACAAGCCGTATTAGATTTTAATAGAGCGCAAGCTGGAAGAGACGCAAAAGCCGTTCAAGCTGGTGCATTTGGTGGCTCTAGACGAGCAGTTGCTGATGCTTTAGCAGGTGAGAGCTTACAAAGACAACTTGCAGATATACAGGCTACCGGACAACAAAGAGCATTTGAACAGGCTCAACAACAATTTGGAGCAGACAGAGACGCTAGATTAGCAGCAGAAAAACAGGGATTATCAGCGGCAGAGAGCTTGTCTGGTCAATCAGCACAGCTTGCCGCATTAGGCGAGAAAGCCAGAGCTGGTGATATAGAATCAGCACAGTTACTAGAAAAAATTGCTAAGGATAGACAGGCAAGAGAGCAGGCAGGATTAGACTTATCTTATGAGGATTTTGTAAGACAAAGAGATATGCCAAGAGAAGATTTGACATTCTTGTCATCTATTTTGCGTGGGGTGCCTGTAACGCCATCCACAGAAACTACAAAGTTTCAACAATACAACCCTATTCAAGACTTGCTGGGGACAGGCATTGCTGGTTTAGGATTATATAAAGGAATAACTGGATTATGATGAATGTTTTACAAATACAAAATGATTTAAAAAACTTTTCTGAAGAGCAGTTAATAAAAGAAATGCAACAGCCTAGTGGCTCTGCTCCACAATTTCTTGTTCTATCAGAGTTAAACAGGCGCAAAAGAGTTAAAGGTGAGTTTGAAGCAAGACAAGCTAAAAATATGCCCACAGTAGCAGAAGAGGCTGTATCTGCCGCTGGTGTTCCTCAAGCAGGCATGATGGGCATGTCAGAGGCTATGGCTCCTGCAAGTGTAGAGTCAGGTGGTATAGGGTCTATGATGCCTAAAACTATGAAGATGGGCGGAGAAGTTGATTCCTATGCAGAGGGTGGTCTTATAGAGGGTATAGCTGATAGTGTAGGTCAAAATGCGGAAGCATTGCAACGCATACAAGAAGCTACATTGCAAAATTCTAAAATATTACAAGATCAAAGAAGCACAGCTATACAACAACCACAAATACCTAGGCCTATGCCTATACAACAGCCAATGCCAATGCCTACACAGCAAATAAGACCTAGACTACCCGGTTTTGGTGGAAAAGGTGGGCCAACAGGTCCAAGGATTCCTATGAATAGATTTGGAGTGCCACCACGACAAAGATTAGGAGTGCCTCCGCAACAAAACTTAGGAACAATGGCAGCAAGACTTGGAACTGGTGGGCTTGGTTTTGGTCAATATGCAAGCAGAGCTTTTGGTATTGCAGAACCACAATCAATGGCTGAGGGTGGCGTTATTAGGGCGCAATCTGGTAAATTCTTTGATGCTATGGGCAGACCTACACAAGAACTTATAAATGCTATGATAATGCAGGAAAGTGGCGGAGACACAAAAGCTAGAGGTAGTTTAGATGAAGTTGGTTTATCACAAATAAGACCATCTACAGCTATTATGCCCGGATATGGTGTTAAGTCTATGTTTCCAGAGCTAGAAAATCAGGTAGGTAAAGGTAAAAAATATGCTACAGCTCAAGAGGCTTACTTAGACAATAAAGAGATGGTTGACGCAAGATTAGAAGAGGGCGATACATCTAAAAACTTTATGGAAGATTTGCTTACAGGATATAGAAAAAACACTGACACTGATGCAGGTGCTATATCTGCTTATAATGTAGGATTAGGTGGGTTAAAAAATATAAAAAACCCAGCAGATTTTAAGTATTTTACAGAAGTTGCTAGTAAAATGAAGCCAGTTGAATACGATGAAACCCCTATAAATAGTGGTATTATGTCCGCCCAAGCAAGCACAAAAAAAGAAAAAGATAATTCTATGGCTGGTAAATATGGTCCAGCAGGCTTGGACAGACCTGATCTGGGGTTTTTTGGTAAGTTGGGCCGTGCATTAGGTGGTAAAAAATTTGGACAACCCGGTGAAATAATGTTTGAGCAACCTTATGGTTTATTGGGTAGATCATTTGATGAAGATGACGAGGTATTAGGTGACAAAAGTAATATACCAGAATCTTTAGGTGAGAATTATAAAGATTTTATAAAGAAAAACTTTCCAGAAGATTATAAAAAAAATTATGAAGGTAGGTTTAATATGTTTGAGGATAATAAACTTACAGATGAAGCTCAGAATGTTTTAGAAGAAAATGAAGCTATGATAGGCGATGTTACTCCTGAAGTAATGAATATTGCAAATCAAGTTACAGGAACTACAAATTTAGAAAAACCAGATCCTGAAAAACAAACAACACAATTAACATCTTTAGAGCAAGAGTTGTTAAATAGACAAAATCAACTACAAAAAGATAGAGACTTTGATAGATATATGGCACTTGCGCAGGCAGGGCTCTCTATAATGGCATCCGATAAGCCAACACTAGCAGGTGCTATAGGAGAAGGTGGCACAGCAGGCCTAACAGCTTTTAGAGAAGCACAAGAAAGATATCAAGATGGATTAAATGATATTCTTAATGCTAGAGTTAAATTAGCTGGTAAAAAGGGCGGTTTAACACAGAAAGAAGCTATTAATGCCATATCTGCTATTGATTCAAATATAGCAACTTTAAGAGGCAAGATGGCATCCGCTACTGATCCAGCTATAATAAAAGACATACAAAATGAAATAGCGCAGTTTAATTTTCAAAAAGAATCTTTAATGCCAAGAGCAGGGTTTTCTAGACTGAGTATGAATGTAAGTGACAGTGCAGCTAAATAAAAGTTAAGGTTAACAAATGGGAACATATAACACATTTAGTAGAGTTACTGGTAAGTCTTATCCCTTTATTATCGATGGCGACACCCCAACACAAACCGAAATGGCGAGAATCACGCAGATTTTGGCACAAGAAGAAGGTTTGACTACAGAGCAAGTAGAGCAAGACCAAGGTAATTTATTCACAAGAAATATAGGCAGAGGTATAGATACTATACAACAAGCATATGGCTCTGCTGTAGAGGGTATAGGTGAGTCTACAGGTCTTGATTTTCTTAAAAACTATGGTGCGTCTGTTGTAGAAAGTAACAGAAAAGAACTAGAGGCAAGTCAAGAGGCGGCCAGACAGTTAGATGATATAAAAGATGTAGGTAGTTTTTTTGACTATGCAGGAGCTACATTAGGATCGCAGGTTCCACAACTTGGTAGTACGCTTGCTGGTTCTGCTGCGGGCTTTTTAGTTGGTGGCCCAGCTGGGGCCGTAGTGGGTGGATTAGCGGCTAATTTACCATTTTTCTATGGGTCTAACAGAGAAGCACAAAAAGAAGAAGTATTAGCTGGTAATAGAATAGAAGTTTCAGAAGGTGCTGCAGCTTTAACTGCTATACCTCAATCAATATTAGATTTAATAGCAGATAGATTCTTAGTTGGTGGATTTACAGGTAAACTGGTTGGTGGTGGTGGCCTATTTACAAAAGGTGTTAAGGCTGGAATAAAGCAAATAGGTAGGCGTGGTGCAATTGGAGCTGCTAAGGGCGTTATAACAGAGGTACCTACCGAGATAGGCCAACAAGTATTAGAAAGATTACAAGCTGGTAAAAGCCTTACAAACAAAGAAGCCATTGATGAGTACAAAGAGGTTGCTGCAGCCGCTGCGCTAATAGGTGGCACCGTGTCTTCTACAGGGACCATAGTAGCAGGTAGTAAAGAGAAGAAATTAACTAAAGATGAAGAGTTAAATAGAGATCAAGCAAATGAGGCGCTACAAACACAGCAACAGATTAATAATGCAGAAAACTTTTTAAATACAAAAGGACTACCAGCACCCAGAACATCACCTGCAGAGGTACAAGATGATACAGTTGCAGACTTAGAAACAGAAGATAAAAAGACAGACTTAGAAAAAGAGTATGAAGGTATGGCTCCAGAGGAAATACCTTTTTTTATAAGATACAACAAAGCATTAGATGCAATTAAAAAGTCTGGAAAAATTAACCCAACAATTATCAGAAATGCCATACGAGAAGAAGGTACAAAAATACCTAAAGCTGAAGTTGAAGAAATAATACAAGAGATGTCTAGGCGTGGAGATATAAAATCTGTAGGCAAAAATAAATTTGAAGTAATGCAAGATGATTTAGATACGTATAAATCAAGAGCTAGTGCATTAAAATCTAAAGCAAAACAAATATTAGAAGATAAACAAAAAATACAAGACGAAATAGATCAAACTATACCTATACCTGCTGTTGACGCAGATCCTGTTACAATAGAAACAAACAGACAAAGATTAGAACAAAAAAACCTTGAGTATGACAATGTAATTAAAGAGGCAATGATACTTGAGCGTGATGCCGCTGATTATATTAAACAAAGATATGGCACCACCGATGTTAAAGGTACCACAGACCAACGAGTGGCAATAGAAAATCCTGTAACTGCTAGTGCGGTTATACCTGATTTGACTGCTAAAAAGAGCTTTGATGTAGCAGATAAGAAAAAACTTACAGATAACTACATGAACAAGAGAGATGTAGTTATGAAAAAACTATCTGATAGAATGAAAGCTATTGGGTTAGGTGACGTTGTATTAAGACAAGAAAATATACTAACTGGTAATCCTAACGAGTCACCTGCAGAAGCATTGCAAAAGGGTCAGATTTATGAGGGTTACTTTCAAACAGAGGGTGGCAAGCCAACAATAGCCTTGGCTATGGAGATATATGATCCTAATCTTACAGATGCAGAACTAGAAGCCAAGATAGGCTCTGTATTAAATCACGAAGTAATACATGCTTTAAAACGTATGGGTCTCTTTAATGCGCAGGAGCTAAAAACATTAACTGATGCTGTTAGTAAACGTAAATATGTTGTTATGGAAAATGGCAAGCCAGTTGAAAGACAATATACATTCTTAGACAGAGCTGAGAGAATGAATAGAGATCTTACAGCTGAAGCTAAAATAGAAGAAGCGATTGCTGAGATGTACAGAGCATACGCTGATGGCAGAATAGTTGTTGGCGGTAAGCCTAAGACCCTACTACAAAAAATTACTAAGTTTATTAAGTCAATATTTGGCGCCCATGAAGATGTGGGCATAACAGATGTAGACCAGATATTTGAAAATATAGGCACTACAGATCAAGAAAAACAAATAGGCAGAAGAAAAAGAGACCCAGAAAGTGCTATGGAGAGACAAAATAGCCTTCTTAATACACAAGCAAGCCTATCAGATCAGTTTACTGGTGATGTAAGGCCTAAAGTAAGACCAAGCAGGACCATACCACAAAGGGTTAAGACAGCTTATAAGTTATTTGTACAAAGAGCAGATGGACAATTATTACCATTATTTGTCAATGCAGCAGATCCTATACCTGTTGGTCAGTTTATAGAAGCTGATTTTCCTACTGCTACTTTTGTTGGTAAGTCATCAGTTAAAAGCGAGCCTTCATTTTATGTGCCAACAAAAGGTGCAGAGCGTACAAAAGGTGAAGTTAAAAGAAAGACTGGCACTCAAATTATAATTAATTCTGAGCAAGATAGAGCTAGATTAATACAAGAAGGATATATAACAGAAAAAACAAGTAGAACTGAAGAAGCGCCGTTTGGTAAAGTTACGGCGGTTGCTGCACGCCCCGGTTTTCACGCAAGCGTTAAAGCGTATGCGCTGCATTTAGGACCGGAAGATTTACAAGTTACAAAAAAAGAAGCTGACAAACTAAGCGATCTAGGCATGGTTATTAAGCCTAAAGAGGGAAAATACTTTGTAAAGCGTAGAGCAGAGGATCATGTTTTTGCTGAAGTGTCTATGGCAGATGATATAAATTATCAAGAGCAGATAGATGCATCAGATAGAACAGATATAAATGACAGAGTGCCATTAGGTGGTAGTTATGTATATACAGATGGTCAAGCTAATCAAGACTGGTTAGTTGGTGGTGACATGCGCATTGATAGAGTTTTATTAAGACATGAAGCTCAGTCTATAGCAGAAAGCCAAGGAGTAAAAGATTTACCTTATAAAGCAGAGGTAGAAAAAATATTAGGTAGAAAGCTATCTAGTGATTTGCCTATAGACGAAAAATCTGTTGATAGGAAAGGTATAGCCTTTTCAAGAAAACAGCTTGATCCAAAATTATTAAGTCAAAGTATAATTAAAAATTATAAAACTGATGATAATGGAAATATCTTAACAAAAGCACAATTAGGTGATGAAAATCCATTTATTAGATCTGCTCCTGCAGGCACAGTGAAGCTAGAAGATGCATTACAGAAACTTCAAGACGAAAGAGGTGGTGCGGTTTATGATATTAATAATGCAGAAGACAGAGAAGCTGTATCACAAATAATAGCTGAAGAAGCTAGAGTTGCAATGGAGCGTGATGATAGCGCCATAGGATGGTATGACCGTACACTTAAACTAGCCAAGAAAGTTATTGGTGTGGCGCATCCAGAGGTTGATAAGTCTAATCCTGCATATAATCCAGACAATGAAGCAGCATTTGATTTTGCATTATCTATAACATCAAATGGATTAGCTATTATTCCTAATTTTAAAATGGCTACAGAACAATACGAGCATTGGGTTGAGAACGGCACATTTAAAGAAGAGGGCAAAGATGCTGGTATGAGAAAGGCTTTCTTTGCCTACAATACTATGAAAGAAACTATGTCTGACGCAGAGATAACAGAGTTTCTTAACTCAGATTTTACAATGGGTGAGCTTAAAGCCTTACCAATAATAAAAGAACTTGGAATTACTGTATCTTCAACAGAGACAGTTAATACAATTGTTAAGGGTTCACAAATATTTGGATCTAAGATAGGTGGTGCATTCTATCAAAATGTTAGAGGTAACTATGATGCATTGACTATGGATAGATGGTTTATGAGATTCTTTAATAGAATAACAGGCAATCCATTTAAGGTTATAGGAGAGAATGTATTAAGCGATAATAAAGCTAGATTGTTAAGGGCTGTACAAACAGCAGAAGCACAAAGAAATAATTTTCTTATAAATGCTATAGAAGATGCAAAAGATGAAGCAAATATAGATATTATTAATGATGCCACAGCTATAGAGTTGGCTGCAGCATTAGATAGGCAGTATCAAGTAGCATTCTCTAAAACACCTGTAGAGCTTAGAGATCAAAAAACAGAGCTTGATTTAGCTGCTCAATCTTTAAATAGAAACGCAAATACACAAGTTGTAGAGACGCCTCGTAGTGGAGGGGACCGTGCAATGATGCGCCTTGTAATTAACAGGGCAAGACAGATACTAGCTGAGAACGGCATAAATATTAGTAATGCAGATATACAAGCATTGTTATGGTATGCAGAAAAAGATTTATTAGATGCCTATGGCGTTAGAAAAGGTCAGGGATTAAAGAATGACTATGTAGATGGTGCTATAGCAGTATTAAGAGAGAGAGGTATAGAAAATGAAACGATCACAGAAGCACTCCCCGAATCAGAAAGAAACAGACTCGATAGTGACACAAATACCGAGAGAAAGATTGAAGGAGTTTATAACCCAAATGACATCGTTACAGAAGAAGAAACAGATGTCGAACAAGAAGTAGAAGAATACGATGTATCTGAGGGTTTAACAGAGCAAGAGAAATCAGAACAACAAAAACTACAAGATGAGTTTGATAAGTTTAATAGGGTTATGTCTGCAGCTGTTAACCCAAACAAGCTAATTAACGTACCTTTGGCAGACCCAACTGAGAGTGTATTTGGTAATAGATATTTTTACGGTACAGTAAAGGGTCCGCAGGGCAGAATGACCAATGTAGTTTTAACAGAGGGATTTCATGAGTATAAAGGCACAGACAAACAAGGCAACCCTATCTATAGTGGTGAGGGATTAGCGCATATTTTAGGTGAGCGCGGCAGAAAACCAAGCAGAAAAGATGAATTACTAGTGCCAACAGAAGATGGTAACTGGATAAAGTATAAAAATGTTGAGACTGCTATATACGAAACATTAAAAGCATATAAGCATAAGAATGGTGTAAGACAAAGATATGATGGCAAGTCAACAGATCTTGTGTTGTTTTGGGATAAAGCAAGGATAGCTGGTAAAAACAAAGCTAATAAAACATTAGCACTTGTGTTAAAATACAAAAAAGATACATATTCACAGCCAGTATATGTAGTTAATACAACATTTTTAGAAGACTCTGATAGGCGTGTTGGAACACAGCGTGTTAATTCTATGGCTACTATACCGACTACGGACACAACACCACAATCAGATCAAATAGTTGAAGACATAGAAAAGAAAAGACTAAATATTCAATATAATAATTTAGCTCCGATACTAGGTAAAATAGTATCAAAAGTTACATTTGGCAAAATAGAAAAAGAAAAAGCGCAAAAAGAAGCAGAAAAGATATTAATTAAGTTCCAAGATGCCTTGTTACCTGTGGGTGCTATGTTGGATGAGCTAAAGAAGAAAGGATATACGATAGCTGATGCATTAGACACATACTTGCAAGAGGAGTTATTTCATGGTAGAGCAGGCGCTAAAGTAGAAGATATACAAGAAAAGTTATTTGTCCCATTATCCGAAACTATTAAGTCTATAAATATATCAGATCAAAAGTTAAATGAGTTAATATCTATTAGTAATTTTTATAAAATAGCTCAGAAAAAATATATAGATAAAAGACTGGCTGTTGCAGACGCCATACTTTATGCAAGGCATGCTAAAGAAAGAAACGACTACATCAACAAAAATAAGCCCGGGGGTAGGGACAAAGGGTCCGGCATGGCAAACAAGGAAGCTGATGCTATAATAAATTGGCTATCTACGCTTGATACGGTTGAAGGTGGTAAATTAGCTAGAATAGAAAATATATCAAGACAAATTATAGCGAATACAAATCAGCAGCGTTTAGAGAGTGGCCTAATAAAGCCTGAACTTTTAGACTCAAACTTTAAATCAAAAGTATATAATAATTATGTGCCATTAAGAGGAGATATAGAATCTGAAGTAGAAACTGAAGAAGATTTGATGGGTAAAACCAGAATGACTACCAACTTGTTTGGCGCAGCGGGTAAGGAAGACCGGTCCGCATTAGGACAAACCGATTACGCAGAAAACATTATTGCATCAATGATGGCACAGAATCAAAGGTCAATTGATCGTGGTGAACGTAACAAAGTAGGACAATCATTTGCCAATCTATTAAGGGGTTTTGAAGAACAGCCTGATGGCACATTTAAAGTAAATGAGCAATTAAAAACACATATGGAAAAAATTGCGAGATTTGTTGACGATATGCCAAAAAAACTTCAAGAGGGTTTAGATAAAAATAGAATATTAACTATAAAAGAGAATGGTGTAGAAGTTAAGGTTCACTTTGAGGATGCTCGAATAGGTCGTGCATTAAAAGGGCATCTTACGCCTGAGTCAGTTGGCAAGTTTACAAAAGCTCTTGGCAAGATGAATAAGTATTTATCTAGCATTAATACTACATATAACCCTGCATTCGTTATTCCAAACTTTGCAAGAGACTTGGAAACAGCAGGTGTTAACATGCAACAGTATGACCAAAAAGGGATGACCAAAGAAGTACTAACAAGCACAGTATCAGCGGTTAAGGGTATTGCTGCGGTATTACGAGGTGGTAAAGAAACATATTGGTCAGAGCAGTACAGAAAGTTTGTATCTGCTGGTGGTAAAAACGCCACTAACCAAATGGGAGACCTGCAAGATCAGATAAATAATATAGGAGATATATTAGGAGATATATCTGATACAGGAATAAAAAAGAAGTTAGGATTAAATAAGAACGGATTCACAAGAAAGTTATTAAACTTTTTAGATGACTACAATACAGCAGTGGAGAATGGGGTCAGGGTATCTGTATTTACTTCACTTACCAAGCGTGGCGTTTCACCGGCCCGGGCTGCACAAGCGGCTAGGAACGTGACCGTGAACTTTGCGAAGGGTGGAGAGAATAAAACCTTAATGAACTCATGGTATTTATTTTACAATGCATCATTGCAGGGATCTATGGCGCTTATCAACGCTGCTGCTAAATCAAAGAAGGTAAGAAAAGTTTGGGCTGGTTTGGTTATCTACGGCATCATGCAAGATCAACTTAATTCACTACTTTCTGATGATGAAGATGAAGATGGAATTAAAGATTATGATGAATTACCTAGATACGTTTTAGAACATAATTTAATATTACCTACTTTTGGTTTGGCAGGAGATAAGTTTATTATGATACCTTTATCATATGGCTTAAACTTAGGTGTGAACTTTGGTAGGTCGTTAAGTAGGGCGGCTAGAGGAGAATACACTGCAGGAGAAGCCAGTAGGTCTATCTTCGGCACTGCGTTTGAAAGTATAAGCCCGTTTGGTGGATTTGATAATATGTACAATCTTACTGCACCTACAGTATTAGATCCTTTCGTTAGTTTGGCTATCAACGAGGATTATAAGGGAGATCCTATATACAAAGAAAGTCCTACGTTTTCATCACGACCAACACCTGACAGCCAAGCATACTGGTCTAATACCAGCTCTATAGCAAAAGGCATTGCAGATAACATTAATAGTCTTACAGGTGGAGATGCAGTATCTAGTGGGTATATAGACTTTAGTCCAAATACTTTAGAGTTCTGGTTTGATTACTTCGCAGGTGGCACGGGAGCTTTCGTTCAGCGTACACTTGAAGCTCCTCCGTCTATCTACGATGCTTTGCAAGGGGACTTTGAAGGAGATATAATGAGGGCTATACCACTAGTTAGAAAAGTGGTTATAAGTCCTAGTGAGAGGGAAGATGTAGGCAACTATCTAAAGAATAGACAAGAGCTATTTACGATACTAGCAAGAATAGACCTAGCTAGGAAGTCAGGGGACACAGCAAGTGCAAATAGCCTATTCACGGAATATAAGGATCAAGTAAGAATATCTGGAAGATTAAAAGCTATTGATAATGCTAGAAATAGATTGTTACGGCAGATTAAGGAAATTGACGCAAACCCAAGAATACCAGAAAAAACTAAGTCTAATCTCAAAAGAATTAGAAGAGAGAAGATAAATGATCTGATGCGACAAGGATTAATTTTAATGAGGTCGGTGGGGTTAAAAGAAGCTGGGTAGAAGTTAATGTTAACTTATAGCTAAAAGTTAACAATATGACTGGTCATATGAATGGCAGCGAATCGAGAAACCAAAACAGTTGACTAACCGAAGGCTTGTTTGACTGGCTGCCACAAAACAACTACTATCATTATTTCTTTTTTATATTCTTGATAAGTTCTTTTAGATACCATTGTGCTTTTTCTAAGTCTTCCAATGGATTGTTGCTGTTTTTATGCTCGTATCTCCATAAATATTTAAAGATACTGCCTTGTAGATAATGCTTGTAACCATCTCCAAGTGCTGACTTGATTGCATCTATGCATTCTACTCTACCTTTACGATAGTGTTCTGGTCTATTTACTTTATCATTCATCTTCTGCATACTCCTCTATTTGATCTATTCTATGTTGATTAATAAATATTGGGGTGTCATCTCCACTCCAAGCACCTATGGTATTGTAGTTAAACCATTCTATAGCCTCTTCTTCAGTCCATTTATTGTCATACATCAATATTGTTATACATTTATCATAATCATATAATGCTACTTGTTTTCTACTGAAAGCACTTATAGTGCTTCCCACAAAAGCATCTTCATATCCATCAGCTAGTTTCATTTTATTTTATGCTCCTTATGATGACAAGTAATGCAAAGCAAATCACATTTATCTATTTCTTGTTTTATCTTTTCCATAGAATGATTCTTACCTAGCATTCTTGATATGTTGTTAATTTTAGTGGTTGGGTCTTTGTGGTGAAAGTGCAAAATATCTGGGTTATCTTTATACCCACAAGAAGAGCAACAACCTCTTTCTTGTATGCACGAATTTGCAGTCTTTTCTCTGCCTTTCTTCTGGCATTTAATTTATTTGTAGCTTTGTCCTTTACAAGATTGTCTGCTTCTTTTTTGATCTCAGGATCAATAAAACCCATAGATATAAAGTTTTTATCTTTAAAACTTTGTAAATAATCATTAAAGCCAGTTTTGTTTTCAAGTTCCTCTGCTTTTTCTATAAGTTTTTGTGCAAAATCTCTTAATCCTTTTGCTATGGTGTTATATCTAGCTTGTTTGCCTACTTGATTATGATTATATTTTTCAGACTCTATTATATAGCCACCATTATCGCATTTCATCACTATCTTCATTTTTCACTATCTCTCTTTTCAAGCCATTCTTTAAGTTGCTTTTTCCAGTTTGGGTGTCCAAACAATTCGTAATATGTAGGTTCTCTTCTATGCTCTCTGATAAAGCTAAGTCTAGCTTTTTCCATCTCTATTTCATCTTCATCAACATGCTTGTTCATCTCTCACTCCTATTCCCTTAAAATGTTTTAAATCAAAGTGGCACATGGGTTCTTGGTCTTGCCAATCATTTCTATCAGATCGACCACCATGTCTAATCTGGTGATGACTAAAAAAATCAAGATAACCAGTTCTGTCTGTCCACGATACTATTAGTATTGATTTGGTATTTGTTTCTCTTGCAAGTCTTCTGGCTTCCATAACCTTTGCTAGAGATATTATATATGTTGGAAATGTCCCAAAAGTGTGCGTTCTGCACTTCACTTCTGCGAAGCCCACTAGGCTTTCACTTGCACTAGCTGAAGTTCCAGTATCTATACGATACATGGCATAATCTATTTTGTAGGACATTGGTAATTTGTAGGAAGCTACGTTCCAACAATCTGAAACGTAGCTTATAAGATTTTTTTCTGATCTTAGGTCGTTGTCATTTTCATACATAGGTCGCATAAGTTAACCTTAACCTTTTGATCTTTTGCTCTCTACCCATTCAGCAACTTCTTCTTTTTTAAATAGGTGTCTTATCCTTTTGTCAGTCTTTAATATCTCAAAGCTCTTAGGAAAGTTCTCTTTTGGATCTTTCATCAGCTTTCTAACAAGACTGCTACTCAAGGATAAATACTTGGCAACACCATCTACTGTTAAGAAGTCAGAGGATATGTCTGCATTGTTTTCATGTTTAGGTGCTGACATTCTCTTCCCTATTATCTGGTGTTCCGTCTTCATTGACCTTGACCATGACAACCATATACCTTGATCCAACCCAGTCTTTGTGTAGATCTTGAGGTACATCATTTGGGTGTATTGTTAGCCTTATGTTAGTTCCATTTTTGTCTTGCATCATAGATGTTTTGACTGCCTCAAAACTAACACCCTCAACTTTTTTTTCTTCTTCCATTTATCTCTCCTTTAGAATGGTATTGGGTCGTCTATTTCATCATCAGATTTATCTTCAGTAGTCTTTTGCTCTACCTTTTCTTTCTGATTATCTTTTCTTTCTTTTTCCATGTTGGCTATTATTCTCAAATAAGCATTGCCAGACTTGGCTACCTTTTTCCAACCAACAAGGTTGACTTTAGGTTGTTCTACTCCCTCTTGCTTTTGAGCTATGAGGTCATCTACAACTTCCATGTCCAGTTCTAATACTCCATTATAATCTGGACTTCTGTCACTTCGTTTTTGCTTTGCGACAAACAATGCCCCAGTCGCACCATAGTTGTTTTCTTCCATTAACTTTCTCCTTGTTTAATTTCTTTTGCTCTCTCTTTGAAAGCATCTTCTACTTCTTGACGAGCAACCTCAGACATTGCCTTTAGTTGTCGTAATGGCTCTGGATTGTTTTTCCAAAAAGCCACCAAGTCCTCTCTGGTTTTTTGTGCATCTAAAAATGTCAAAAACATTTCTTTAATCATGGCAACCATCTTAGGATCTGGTTTATCACTAGTGTCTTTGTTGGAAACTTCTCCCTCGTCTATCTCAGCTTGAGAATAAAAGTCCCCATGAACACCAAGTAATTTCAAAATAACACGATCTATTGCTCTCTTTTCTGCCATAGCATATACATACTTGTTAGATGTATTTTGAGGACTAACCTCTCCAATAGACCATGCAGTATTCTTTCCCTTTCCATCATCTATGTACCCTTGAACAACCAAAGACACGATTTTCTTTTCAGTATCACTTTCAATAATCTTTGGTGGATCAAACCACATACCTAGATGAGCAGATATTTTTTCTAGTGCTTTATGCTTCACAATCAAGGCATTTTTATTTTGAGGTAAAGACCATACTGCACTATTTTTATCTTTTACATCAACAACTTCTCCGACTTCTTTGAGAAGTTTACTTAACTTTTCATTTATCTCTGCCATTACAACTTCTTCCACTCCCTAATCTTATCTCTTATTTTTATAAATATTCTGACTAAGAAATTTGGCTTTATAACTTTGCCTTTGCCAGTAGCTTCAGCTATATGCTCTGCAATAAGAGATCTGTCTTTTGGTCTTGTTGCAGTTATCTTTGGCTTTAGTTTTACCAAACCACTTTTCTTAACTTTTCTTGTAACTTTTTTTGGACTAGCTTTGTCCGTCTTTTTATTAACCATTATTAATCCTTTCTTGATATTGGTTACAAAAATCAGCAACTGAACAATAGTTGCCACAACGAGTGTGTTCTCCTACTCGAAACTCTATTTCTAAATTTGTTTTGTTAATGTAAGCTATGTCAGTTTTTTTATGCCATTCCATGTATTTTATGGCTTCTTCCTCGCTATCCAAAACTCTTATAGCTCTCTTCTGACCTTTTTTCTTTACTGCCCAAGTGTCATTCTTTTTCCATGTGTCTTCGTCTGAACACAATGGGTAACTCTGGTGAACGTCAAAATTTATCTGGGATTCTTGATGTAATGCCATTCTCTTTTTGACATATGCCAATCTATCCTCGTAACTCCACAATGGTATATCTACGAACACGATAGGTGCTTTCGGATAGTTTTCTTTTTTCTCACTATCTCTTCTGTTCCAATCTCTAAGTATGGCACATATTTTAAGGCTAGTTACGTTGCTTTGAGAAAAAGCATTTTTATCATCTACCAGATAGGCATAGCAGTTAAGTTGGTTTTCCCATTCTGGCTTTCCATATATCACAGACCAGACTGACGTAACCTTGTAGTCAACTATAGTTATCTGGTTGTTTTTTATTTCCTGTCGATCAACTGCACCAGATAAAACCCAACCATCAACATCAGAATACAATCTTTCTTCTGTTATGCTATCGTCTGTTTGTTCTGAATTTTCTAGAACAGAATGAACTGCAGTACCAAATAATGCCCAGATCATATCTACTGCATCAACTTCTATGTCTTCGTCATACTGCTCTTTCATAATCCTTATTCTAGGACTATCAATCAATGTTGTTACTGATATATCAGCTTTACCTTTACTATATTTGTCGTTTCTGGCAAAATCCACGAATGGTTTAGGCATACCAAACTTGTTTGTAATTTTCATGTGTCTTCTCCTACGCTATTTTGAAAATATAATGGAAAATAATAGATGTCAATAACTAATAATGAGAAATTTAAATTTATTATTGAGGGAGAACCAGCGAGTAAAGGAAACTCTAGGAAAATAGTAAATTTTGGAAAAAGAATGGCATTAATAAAATCTCAAAAAGCTAGAGATTATGAAAAGTTATTTGCAGATCAATGTCCAGTTTTGGAAAATCTTATTGAAACTGATGTTAAAGTGGAGTTAATTATATACTACGCATCAAGAAGACCAGATTTAGATGAAAGTGTGATACTGGATTGTATGCAAGGGAAAATTTATGTTAATGACAGACAAGTCAAACAAAAGCACATTTACTGGGGACTGGACAGAGAAAGACCTAGAACTCATGTCAGAGTGTCGCCTTTGGAAACATGTAATTTGCCAAGCGATCTCTGATAGCTATCTAGGAAGTCCAAAAGAAAAATTAAGAGTTGGCGAATGGCTAATGACTGACGATTACATAATCGTATGTGATATGGCAGAGATGCACCCAGAGAATTTACACAAACTAATAAAAGAAATTTTAACCAGTAAACCAATAGTTGCTAGATATCTTGGAGAAAGATTAAGAAAAGCAATTCAAGATAGGGGTCATCTCTACTAGTTATAACATACTAGTTATAACAAGTAATAATATATATATATATATACTAGTTATAACTAGTAGATGTTAAGGTTAACATTTAAAACAGTTTTGCAAAAACGGGGCGTACCTCCCTATCTCATCTGATATGTAAACTTATAAAAATAGATAAATTTTTTTGTTGACGAAGATTTTTTATCTGATTATCTTTTCTGTCATGCGTAGGAGAGATCAATGGAATTAAAACAAAATATTAGGGCAAATGCCCTCAAGTTGGGTAGTGGGCAACACAAGGTAAACTGTCCATTTTGCTCAAGTCAGAGAAAGAAAAAAGACCAGAAAACATTATCATTAAAAGTAGATGCCAAAGTAGTTTATTATAATTGTTGGCATTGTAATGAAAATGGATTTATCAAGTTTGAGGATAATAATTTTAGATTAATAAGGAGAGAGAATGTGATTCATGCTGTTGATGATAATAGGTGGAGAGATTTAACAGTAGAGAATGGCAGTATTAATTATTTGAAAAGTCGTGGCATATCTGAAGATACGGCAAAAAAGGTAGGCATAAAGTTTAAACATCACTACATTGCATCAGAAAAAAAAGAGATGCCTTGCATAGTTTTTCCATACAAAAATAATGGCAGTACAGAGTTTGCTAAGTTGAGATCATTCCCACAGAAAGGTTTTTCATCTCAAGGATCAGCAGTAAACTTTTTCAACATAGACAATGTAAATGATAATGAGTTTATGATTATTTGTGAGGGGGAGATGGACTGCTTATCATTCATGGAGATAGGTTACAAGTCAGTTGTTTCTATACCTCATGGGGCAGTAATGAAAGTTGTTGATGGCAAAATAGATGCCCACGAAGATAATAAATTTAAGTTTATTTGGAATGCGAAAAAGAAACTTGATGAATGCCAGAAAGTCGTTATTGCAATGGATAGCGATAAGTCTGGTCAAGCAATGGCAGAGGAGTTAGCCAGAAGAATAGGTAAGGATAAGTGTTTTAAGATAGAATATCCAGAAGATTGTAAAGATGCCAATGAAGTTTTGGTTAAGTATGGTGCAGAAGAGTTAGATAAAATAACTGCAAATCCAGTACCATATCCAGTTTCAGGGTTATATGATGCATCACATTTTTATGAGGAAGTTGATGACATTTATGAAAAAGGTATAGGCTCTGGAGTTTCTACTGGTTATGATGAAGTAGATGAACTTTACACTATTGTTGAGGGTCAACTTACAGTTGTAACTGGACACCCATCATCTGGTAAGTCAGAGTTTGTAGATCAGATCATGGTAAATATTGCCAGAGATAAAGGTTGGAAGTTTGGGATATGTAGCTTTGAGAATGAGCCTAGAATACATATTGCTAAATTAATTAGTAAATATGTTGGCAAACCTTTCTTTGATGGCATAACACCAAGAGTTACAAAAGAAGATTTAGCTACTGGAAAGAAGTTTGTTCAAGATCATTTTTCTTTTTTGTATCAAGCTGATGGGTCGCTATCTACGTTGGATAGCATTATAGAGAGAATGAAAGTTGCAGTCATGCGACATGGGATCAGAGGTGTTGTTATAGATCCCTACAACTATATATCAAAAGAAAATATAAATTCTGAAACTGATTGGATATCAGACATGCTAACCACGTTACGAGTGTTTGCTCAAGCTCATGGAATACATATCTGGTTTGTTGCCCACCCAACAAAAATGATGCGAAAAGATGATGGGACTGTCCCACCACCAAAGGGTTATGACATATCTGGTAGTGCATCATGGTTTGCAAAAGCTGATCTTGGATTAACAGTACATAGACCAAACCCAACAACATCAAGCCTAAGTCAAGTGATGGTCTGGAAATGTAGATTTTCTTGGGTCGGATCAGTTGGGGATTGTATGCTATGCTTTGATAAAGCAACATCAAGGTATATTAGCACAGATGACATGGAAACTGCCGAAGATATGTTAGCCCCTAAAAAGACGAAGCTACGAAAACCACCAGTAAAAAGTTATTATGAAAAAGATGACGAAGACGTTCCCTTTTAAAAACAAAAAGATTAAGCCAGAATTTGTTGGTAACACTAACAAAGTTAGAATGAGGATAGTTGACCAGACTTCCCTCGATACGTTGCTTACGAATGATAGTATATCATTAAATAATTATAAAATATTGGATAGGTTGGCATCAGATTATAATAAGTCTGGTATGGTTGGTGTAAAAGCCAGTAATTATAATCCTAGAATTTCAGCTAACTACGACACGACTAGCGATAAACACCACATTTTAAAAAGAAAAGTTTATGAATGTCTGGCTTTTGTAAAATCGGCAGGTGGATCTAGTTGCTACAATGCACTAATGAAAATGTTAACAGATAAGACTTTAACTAGGATAGATATTGAATTTATTGAAAATAATATTGGGGAAATTGTTAAGCCAGTAAAAGAATATTACGAAAACTGGAGTTCGTCTTGACTTAACTTATAGGTGGGATTATGTTATCTAGGAGTGTGTAAACTCATTACTCACTTCTTACTACGCTAAAAGAGGGCAGTACTTCTCATACTGCCCTCATTCTTTTCTAAAAGTTAATGTTAATTTTTAATCATATAAGTAATCGTTGTTGGGTTTAGTTTCCCACCTATAAAATATGTGGTCATCTATTCTCGTTACAAAAGTTTTTGTTTCTGCCCAACTGGGATTAACATAGTCAGCATGGTAATGTGTTGCTCCCTCGACAAACTCACTTAAATGTTGATTATAAACACCATTGGCAACATGCATGGCATCTTCCCATGCTTTTGTTTCTCTGGGTGTATCGCTTTTGCCATCACAATACCAACTGAATTGACATCTGTGTTTTATAGGAAGTGATGGTTTCCATTTGTAAGTTTGACCTTGTTTTACAACCTCACAAACTGTATTAGGATATCTTTCATCTTTTACCCTATTCATAACAACTTGTGCAACTGCCACTTGTCCTAAAAAACTCTGGTTTTTGGCTTCATGATAAACATTAAGTGCAAGGCATACTAATGATGCAGTAAGCATTATAAAATCTCCTAAAAGTTAACGTTAGCAGTTACTCTTCAAAAGTACTGCCATTTCGCCTATGTTGAATTGTTGATGTAGGCACTCTATTTACTCTTCCATATTTATCTTTGTCTGACAATCTGGTTGGTACATCTTCAAACCTCTCGTCATCTCCTAATTCTTTTGGAGTTTTTTTAGCATTTTTTTTCCAGAGATCTCTCTGGAGATCAACTATCGAGTTTCTATATCGATAACCCTTAGATCTGCCCTTTAATTTACTGTAAGATGTTGTCATTATATCGATCTCCCTTTTAATCAGCGAATGCTCTTGCTACAGAGCATTTAGGTTGTTTTGTTAGTATTCGTACAGAGAGGTCTGCCAACCCCTCTGTACAAGCCTTAAATCGGCTTTTTTTATGAGTTTCCATACCTTTAACCTCTCTTGAATTACAAAGTCCCAGTTTTGCCCTTTGATACTTGCCAATAAATTAAAATAGAGGAAGCTAGTAAAAAAGGGAGGTATAGCATTTAGGTTAGTCTGTTTCATAACTAGGCACTCATACGACCCACCATAAATGGAGTGGACTTTAACCTCTTATTCTTTAAAAAAGATACTATAAAAACTTACTAGTATCATTGTAAAACCAACTGCCCCTATAAAACAAGTAAAAATAATGCCCTCAAAACTTTGCATGTAATACCCATCTGGATCAGCTAGTGTAACAAAAGACATAAGCATAATGCATATGCCTAATAAACATAATAATATTCTTTCAATCATAATATTTTTTCTCCAACTGTTTTATGTAAGTTATTAAACCTCTGGCACATTCGTATCTGCCATCTAATATGCCAAGCTCTCTGCTATCAACATCATCTTCATGAGGGTTTGCATGAACATCAGATATTTCTTTCTTTAGCCATATCTTAATCTCATGAATGATTTGATTTGATATATCGTCTGGATTATTTCTCATTATACACCTCTCTTAATTGTTTCTAATGATTGTCTTAAATAATCTGCCAGATAGTATTGCTCATTCTTTTTTAGTCTAGAGATCTCTTCCCAAACTAAACCCTCAATTTCTAACATGGCATTTCCCCAACTAACTTTCCCAGACTTTGCATCTGGGTGGTTTCTGGGTAATTTTTCTTCACTCATACTTGGATCTATATTACTCATTACACTTCCTTTCTATATGCTTTATTAAACATTTCTCTTAACCAGAGTTCGTCTTTAATCTGGATAAAGACAATATAGTTAACCTCTTTAACTGGTAGTCCTTTATCAGTATTATCCATGATAAATTCTCCAACATCATCAAATTGCTTCTCTAACAATTCAGTTGATACATCATGGATAAATTCTCCATATTTATCTTTATAGGCATCTAAGCCAAACATTTTATATAATTTTGCATCAGATATCTTCAATCTAATCTCCTAAAAGTTAACGTTAACAATGCTTCTTGATTTATGCGACACGAAAAACACCCACTACCACCCCATGAT